GAAGATGCGTGAAGCAAAGGTTAGGGTTGAGAACAGACTGAAGGAATTAAGTTTGAGAGGACAGCAGGAGTTTAAGGATATGATGATGTTTCAAAACGCCGAAAAAGCAAAGAGAGATGCCGAATATTATGCGAAACAGCAGAAGGACGGACAAGAGGTAATGGACGAAGCGAACGCTGCTCACGCGGAGTGGGAAGCAAAACCCGTTGCGGAAAAAATAGCAATACTGGAAAAAGCACTTGCCGAAACAAACTTTCGAGACGAAATTGCTGATTATACCGAGCAGATAGAGCAACTACGAGCAGAGGAGGCGAGTGAAAAGGTGGAAAATCAAGCACAGGGTTCAGTAGATTTATTACAACAGGCAGAGGTGATAGGGGCGGAAGGGGGTGCGAAACCGTGCTGGAAGGGGTATGAAATGATAGGAATGAAACAGAAGGGGAAGCGAACCGTGCCGAATTGTGTGCCGATAGGTGATGGAATGTGGGAAGATGAAGCAGAAATGGAGGGGGCGGGGGCGATGGAATACATATTACAGAAAGCAGGAATGCCGATATTTAATCCATCGGGAGATACGACGAAGGCGGGACGACAGTCATTCACGCCAGACTACGAAATGTATGGTAATTCGGTCGAGCAAGGACGACTTAATGCGTTCAATCTCTCGGCGAGTATGTATAACCAGAGTAAAGCGATAGACTTACCAGATTTTAAGATGATAAAAGATGATACATCATTACGATTTTACCGTAAAGATGATGAGGATTTGATTTTGGTGGGTATTCGTGGAACGGATTTTCAAAGTTGGACGGATTTTTACACTTGGTTTGTGATTGGGGGGAGGGGTGATTTGAGACTGACGACACGGTTTATGGATGATTTGGCGAAGTTGGTTGCTTTTCAACGGAACTACCCTCCATCGCAATTTTATTATGTGGCAACAGGACATTCTCTCGCAGGAAGCATCATAGACCGATTTTTAGAGATGGGATTGATTGAAGAAGCAATTACTTACAACCCGAGTATCGAGAAGAAGCATTTGCTCGATGAAAACATACTGAACCACCGTGTTTATTTGGACACCGACCCTCTGTTTATATTGATGGGACAATATGCCCCGAATACCGAAATAAGAGTAAATCCAAATAAAACCAATTTCTATAATCCATCTAAAGAGAAAGATTATCTAATCAAATCACACTTAATTTACCCTGTTTCTAACCCTGCTCTTGAAGGAGGTGGAATGGAAGGAAGCGGAAAGACATACACACTTGAAGAGTGGAAGGCGATTTTCGATGCGAAGTTGGAGCAGAAGCGTCAGCAGATAGAAGCGAGGGAAGCGAAGAAAAAGCAGACGGCGAAGGCGAAGAGGGAGAGGGCGAAGGCGGTGCGTGATGGGCGAGATGAACCGCCACCTCTCGAAACACCCGCCGTCTTTCGAACCTCACGCGTCCAGAAAGCGACCCCGCCGAAAGAACGCGAACCCGAAGCGGAGAAGGGACGAATATCGCTCGACGGAAAAATACTGTTTTATAAAGGGGATGCGTGGAAGGACTTGGGTGCTACGAGGTATAATATTGGCAATAGATTTTATGTTGTTGAAGACCCCCGAGACGCGGAGGATATGAACTTGGATTTTTATAATTCAAGACAGGTTTATTCATACGCCCTAAAGGGGGATAAGGTTAAGTTAGTTTTTATAGGAAGGTTGGGTGAAGAAAAAGAACCGTTTCAGGGTTTAATGAAACAAGTGATAAAAGAGGAGTTTCCAAGTGTAAAGGATTATCGGGAGACGATGGGAATAAAAGCAACGAAAAAACCGAGATTTAAAATCATAGCACCTGCGAGTGCGAGGGTTGAACTGCGTGAAGAGTTAGTGGCGGAGCAACCGAGAACCGAACAAGGGAAGTTTGCCGAACAAGCAGAAACAGCGGTAGTGGCGGTTTCACAAGCACCACAACAGGCGTATATGAAACTGATGAAATCACCAGCATTTACAGAGGCAGATAGGAAACTGCTGACGCGGATACGAGAAACAAAAATGTCGCCGAGAATGAGGGCGGTATTATTGGGAAGGAGCGGACTGGCACGAAGGGTAATGGAAATACTGGGACTGGATGAGAGTGCGTTTCAAACACAGAGGGCGAGGGCGAGAATAGCGGATACGACGGAGAAGCGTGTAAAGGGGGAGACGGTGCGAGAGATTGACGCTGAAAAATGGATAGAAATAAAAGAACTATGGAAAAGACTGGCGGGGTCTATAGTGAGAGATATACTTCGTCGAACAGGAAGTAGCGTCGAGGCGAAAGATAGTGCGAGAAAAGATTTGAAACGGAAGATGGATTGGTGTGTAGCGTCGCTTGAATGTGTGAGAGACGCGATAAGTGAAGATTGGCAGGGTGCTTGGACGATAAATCAAGAAGGGCGAGAGGTTGATGCGGATGGAGATAGATTTTATTCGAGGGGCAAGGTGGGAACTGATGTTGGAAAAAATAAAACACCATTACTGACAATAAAAGATACAAGGACAACAGCAGAAGACACAGGTCAAGCATTTTTTACAAACACCAGAAAATATAATTTTCGGTTGGGTGAAAAAAGAGTTGCTATTCTATTGTGGGACGATGGGGAGTGGGGCAAGGATAGAAGTATGGATGAGATGGGGAGTGTATCTTTGACTATTCCTATGAGAATATTATACGGATTTTTCCCATTAATGGGACTACCTGAACCCACTTGTGCCAGAATGCGAACATATGATATGAAGTTAGTAATGGACTGGAAGTCGATGCCTCTTGTTAGTTCATATAAATCTCTTACAGCAAAAGCAAAAGAAGAAATACAAGAGAAATTAAGAAGTGAATACATCCCAAAACTGACCGCCTTTATTGATATGTCCCGTTCAAAATTGGAAGGAATAATAGATGTAGCGATGACAGAAGCGGTGCGAGGTTTAGCGAGATAAAAACATAAACCGAATAATACCATATAATAAAATGACAACTATAACCGAACGGAAATACCCGACGAGCGAGGAGTATCCGCTGGTGAAAGCGTTTTCGCTGAATGACCGCAGACCGAGACTGATTGGAACTGCTGGATTGAAGTCGCAATTATATACTGGTGATTATGATTTTACGATGGATGTAAGTGATTTGCCGAGAGATGCCGTTTTTAGTGGGTTGAGTGATGTGGTGGCGAGAATAACGAGTGATGAAAATATGTATTTCGTGGAGATAAAAATCCAGTCGAACTCGGGGAAGAAGGAGCGGATTTATCGCGGAGCAGAGTATTCGCATTCTTTTTTCGGCAAAATACCCTTTGATGATATTGATTTTATTAAGGTTGATGTGGTGTTTCGCAAGGAAGCGAGTAATGAGTTTTTCGATGCGTCGTGTATGTATTCGCTCGGCAAGATTGAAGCGGGGGAAAACGCGGATGACGAGAGATTGAAAGAACTGGAGCAGGACTTCGGTGAAATGGTGAGTGAGGGGAAATACTGGAAGGCGTTGAAACGACTGTTTTCGATGATGAGGATACGGAATGAAGAACCAGAGACATCCATTCAATTAGTCAAGTTGTTTAATAGTGAAGCAGGGAAATTGTATCAAATCACAAGTCAGTTGAAGGCAGTCCAGACCCTAAAATGGGAACTGGATAAGACCCTCAAATTGCGAGTATCGACCTTTTTACAAGCAAAACTCGGTATGAAAGGGTCAATCACTCGTGCGAGGGTAGATAATGTGATTAAGAATAACGAGAAGATAATCAATAAAACGGCACAAAGACTATTGTGTTCCATCATATAAATTATAATAAACATAATTCCATTTTATTATAATACAGAATGTCTCTCAATTTGGATAAAGTAGGTGCTCCCTTTTGTAAAATTATAGGGGGGTCGAATGATGGTAAAAAAGTGTTCCTCGCCACGCCCGATGAAAAGGGGTTGAAGGAGCAGAGGGTTCAGTTGTTTAAAAAGGCAACCATCCCCGAAAGTGATGGGGGTAAGTTCGTCCAGATGATAAACCCGAAGACCGAAAGGCAGATTTGGTATATCGTTGGGGCGTCAGGTTCAGGCAAGTCGTATTATACGAAGATGGTGTGTAAAGAATACACGAAGAAGTTTCCAGACCGCCCCGTCTATATGTTTTCGACACTCCCCGAAGATGTGAGCGTGGATGATATAAAAAACCTGAAACGCCCGAAGATAGATGATACGCTGACGAGCGACCCGATAGAAAGTAGTGAGTTTGCCGAAAGTATGGTGATTTTTGATGACTGCGATACAATCGCCAATAAACAACACCGAAAAGAGGTGTTCAAGATACTCGACCAGATTTTACAGACTGGACGACACCATAAGATTAGTTGTATCCTAACATTCCATTTGCCGAGCGACCGCCAGACGACGCGAATGATGTTAAACGAATGCCATTTCGTCACCTTTTTCCCGAAGTCGGTTATGACAAAAAGCACAAAGTATATGCTCGAAAATTATATAGGCATCAATAATAAAATGATGAAGGAGATGAAAAAAATAGATAGTCGCTGGATTACCATAGCGAAGAATTATCCACAGGCAGTCGTGAGTGAAAAGTGTGTGTATATGTTAGAGGATAAAGATGACGATGATTAGGACTTTTCGTTTGAGTTAAAAAAAAGGACACCCCTGTCCTGTAGTAGTTCTGTATTATCAAAGTTAATACAGAGCATTTCCAGATGCGTCAATCGCCGAGCAGAGTTCGTCGTCGCCGTCTTCGTTCCAGTTTGTTTCGTCTTTTTGTTCGCTTTTGCCGATTTGAAACTTCGCGAGTTTGTATTTGCCGAGTGCGATGAGTTGGTCGCGAGTTGGTGAGTAGCAACTCTTCTGTCGGTGTTCTTCCTCTTCTTCCATCTGTCGTCTCGCCTGATAGGCACAGTCGGGGCGACACTCGTCGGTTTCAGGCACACCACACGCCTCGCAAATCGAAAGTTCGTTGAAACTGTTGAGGTCAAAATCACAAGACTTACAGTTGTCTTTTCCTTCGTCAAACCAGCGACGGCAGTCAGGGCAGGGCAGTTCGGGGACTTCTTCGGGTCTTGAAAGCGTTCCGTCGTCGTTCTGGACGCAGTCGCACATTTCGCTCTGGCGGTGAGGATTGCGGTGGTCGTAGGGTCTTCCACAGCATTCGCAGGTGTCTTCACTTACCACGCTGACGGTTTCGTCGTCGTCGCCACACACGGGGCAGTCGTGAGTTCCGTCGGCGTGGCAGGTGGCACAATACCAAGTTTCGCACTCACCATCACCACCGCCACACAACACAAGGGTTTTTGAGTAAAGTTTTTTGTCGCAACGGTGGCAAGTCGCGTCGGGGTGGTTTTCGATGTAAAGGCAATCACAGCACAAAGTCTTACCTTCTGCGGTGATTTCAAGACGGCATTCGGTTTCAACTTGACCACAAGCGAAACAGGCGGGTTTGGGGGTGATTTTTTTGGGACGGGGGGAGGAGCGACGGGGAGCACCTTGAAACTTACCTTTTTCTTCGTTGAACCATTTTCCGCATTTGTATTTTCCGCAGTCGCATTCTTCGGTCTTCGCTCCGCAGGGGAGGCAGTAGGTCTCGACGGGTTGGTAGTCGCCTTCGTCGTTGGGGTTGATACGGCATTTCACACCGCAGTCGTCGTATTCGTAGCGAACAACAACAGAGCAAGTCTGTCTGTTGTGTCCTGATTGTTGGCAAATGGAGCAAGTCATTTCGATTGTCTGGTAGTTGGTAGTCTGTGGATAGCACACAGAGGTAAAAGCATTTCAATTTTTTTTGGATTGCGTGGGATTGGCAACATCATACAATTTCCTCCTCCGCCCCCCGCCGCCCCCGCCCCGCCACCACCAGCACCCCACCCCCCGCCGACCGCTCTGGATGACCCCCCTCTTGGATGACCCCCTCATCCAGAACTACCCTCACCCAGAGCGGACTATTTATTTGACCGTCCTTGAATGACCCCCCGCTTGGATGACCCCTCATCCAGAACACCCCTCATCCAGAGCGGTCGGGGTGGGGGTGGGTGGTGGCGGTGGCGGTGGCGGTGGCGGAGAAACTTGCTGATGTCGCCCGTCTCACACAATCCAAAAAAAATTGAAATCCTTTTACTTCTGTATGCTACCTACACACGAGACAACAGACAACGATGAGCGGATTTACGACTGACAACAGAAGAGACTACTACGACATTATGGCGATTACTGGAGAGTTTCCAGCAACTATGGCAGGACACTTTTGGGTGGTGCGAGACGGACGCGTGATTGACCCGAAGTTTCCCGAACACAGACAAATACAAAGACAAAACCGACTTCAAGATGTTTCCTGCCACCTTCCCGCCCCCGCCACGACGCAAAAAGTGATGATTGCCTTACACATCAAGAAGTCGAAGAATGTGTTTGGCGAGAACTACGCAACCGAGTTTCAGCGTGTTTTCGAAGACCGCCCCTACTTTGGAATGTGCTTCTTCAACGCCGTTATGGAACAACACCGAAACGGCGGTGAGATTGTGTTCGGTTCGATGGGGTGGTTGCGTGATGACGACACGGAGTTTTACGAATACGGAGGTAAGGAGTTTCAAGTTGTCGCTGACTTTACAGGAAAGAGTGATGTGTATATGAGGGGGGTCAGGGAGGAGTTGCGTCGCAACCCGAAGTTTCTGGCGACCGTCCTCCAGAGACACGCGTGAATGAAATGAAATACAGGACAGGGGCGTCCTTTTTTTTAATCAAAAGATAAGACATCTGTATATGAAATTAATAATAAAAACAAAAGAACAATAACGAATATAAACGAGTAAATGACATCAAGAGGTAATTTGACTTCTGCCGACCCCTATAATTTATACTACGACATTAATGTTGTGAGTGATTATAACCCGACATTAGTGGGGACAACTGCCCCGCCCCTAACTTTCAACGAGATTAGGCAGAACCCTATCATTAAGTATCCTGAAGATTACCTGTTGTCGGTTGTGCGTTTCAGTATCGAGACCCCTACCCTGCCGATTTTTATTCCGCAGGTATTACTGGGTCAGGCGAACCCGAATAAACTGATTTATGCGTGGGGTATGAGTGTGACGGACTATTCAGCGGTGGGGTCGCCGACATATTATCTTCCAGCACAGGAGAACTGGATTTATATACCAGATGACCTTACAATCCCCCCTCCGCAGGGTGCTTTGACATTTCAGGATTTAACTACGGAATATTACTATGTAAATGAGTTTTCGCTGATACTTCAATACGCGAATAATGCCTTGAAGGCGGCGTTTGATAATTTCAACACATATTTAACTGGTCTTGGACAAGATGCGTTAGGCACAAGGGCAGGAACACCCGCGAACATCTCACAAAATTATTGTCCGCAGATGACTTATGACCCTCGAGGCGAGTTATTTTCGTTGAGTTTTCCCCTTTGTCCTCCAGCATTAGCAGGGGCAGCACCCCCCTACGCCTATGACACTTACGACCAGAACCTCGCAAATACCGCTGGTTTTACTGGACGAGTGATTAAGTTGTATATGAATACCCCCCTATCAAATCTGCTGAACTCGTTTCCTACGGTTTTTCAAGGCAATAAGCAGTTTCAATTAACGACAGGAACAGAGGATATGATTGTTTGTTATAACAACCAGTATCAAAACACGAGTGGAGGAAGCAGAGCGACTTACCCCCTTACGGCAACCTCGTCAGCGGTGAATGCTATACCGCAGATTATAGTCCCGCAGGAGCATTCAACGACTATTTTATTTTCGCCCATATCTGCCCTTGTATTTTCGACATCGCTCCTGCCAGTTCAAAATACCCTATTATCGAAACCAGCGATTTTCAATTTTTACGACGGCGTGACCAGTAGTAATTTGCGTTCATCGGGCAATAACAACGTGACAGCACCAGTTTTGACTGATTTTGAATTACAAGGTGCGACAGGCACATCATCACAGACGAGGATTACATATGTGCCGACGGCGGAGTATCGTATGTTGGATTTGCGTGGAACGACCCCTGTGAATGCGGTGGAAGTTTCGGTGTTCTGGAAGGACAAGTTCAGCGGATTACATCGGTTCAATCTGGCGGCGGGTTGTGCGGCGTCTATAAAAATCCTGTTTCGAAGGAAGGACTTCTATAATGCGACGATTGAATAAACGAAAATCTCTCGGCGAATGAAATTAGAAACAAAATAATACATAAAAACAAAGTTATACTATTATTCATAAAATCGATTACAAATGAGTTCAGCAGATTTTCGCAAAGTGCTCGTAGAGGATGCTCGTATGAGGGTGACCGACAGTTTGCCTTTTGGTGTTGTTAAGTCAGGACAGAATGTTACGACACAGGTGTATCCCGCTACTTCTCAAAGCAGTTCTTCGCAGACTTTTTCAATCCAGACCCCGAGTGAGGTGACGCTTCTCGACCGTAATATCGTTTGGCAATCTACTTATGAACTTGAAATTAGTGGCACTCCTGCCGCTGGTGAGTTTTTGGTTGATTTGGGTAATCGTGATGCCCTTGCCCCCCTCCCCCTTCATATGTCCGCCACTACCCTTCAGGTTCAGGTGAATAACAACAGCGTTTCGGTTAATATTCGTGATGTGTTGCCCCAGTTGCTTCGTATGTATGGCGATGACCGCACTCTTGCTCGTTGGAACGGTATTGCTCCTCTTGCTCCTGATACTTACCGCAATTACAGCGACCAGATTGGTTCGAATAACAACAGCAACGGTTCTTTTTCACAGACTGCCGATAATTCTCTTGTGTCTCGTGGCAGTTATAGTATCGACTTCATTCAAGAAACCGTCCCTGCCGTCCTCGCTCAAAGAAATATCCAGACTGTCGGTGATGGCACTCTTCGCACGGTGCGTCTTCGTTTTACTTCTTTTGAACCCCTGTTTTTGTCTCCCTTCCACTTCGCTAATCTCTCGGCGAACCAGATGGCGATTTATGGAGTGAGCAACTTGAACTTTATTTTCAACATCTCCGCCGCCGCGACCCGTTTGTGGCGTTGCGGTGCTACTCCCGCCCAGATTACGGGATACACCGTTTCGATTGCTGAAGTGGCAGGGTCGAAACTGATTTTCCAGATGCTTACCCCTCACCCTTCGCAGATTTTGCCCTCGAAAAATGTAGTCGATTATGTTGATTTTCCTCGTTATTTGACTACACTTGGCAACCCTATTGCCGCCGCCGCAGTTAGTGCCGCGAATGTGTTAGTCCCTACTACACTCGAAGTTCCCAGCAATAACATCCAGTTAAATCAAGTCCCCGATATGTTGGTGATTTGTGCGAGAAAACCGATGGCACAGCAGACGAACCGTGATGCCGATTGTTTCTTCCCTATTACGAAGATTTCTATCAATTGGAATAACCAGTCTGGTTTGTTGGCGAACGCCACACAGGACACCTTGTATCGTATGTCCGCTAAATCCACGAACCAGACTTGGCAGGAGTTTAAGGGGTTTGCTAATAAATATATACCCCCTGTCGGTGCTGCTTATAATACTCGTCTTCAGCAAACCCTTACTTCAGGGTCTATTCTTGCTCTGCGTTTTGGACAGGATATTCCTATTGTTGAGGAGTTTTATGCGGCAGGGTCATTAGGGTCGTTCAACCTCCAGTTCAACGTTACAATCGAGAATTACAGTCTTCAAAACGAACCCGTCGAACTGGTGTTGATGTGTGTTAATTCTGGTTTGTTTATCACATCGCAGGGTGTCAGTTCCACTTACACGGGTATTCTCACGAAGAGTGATGTCCTCGCCGCGAGTGAAATGAAACCCGTGAGTGAGCGTCATTTGCGTCTGGTGGGTGGTGTCGAAAGTTCCGCCGTCACTTCGGTTGCTGATGTTGCCCCGAAGGCACAGGAGGCGATACTCGATGCCGTGTCAGCAGCAAAAGGAGCACTCGGTAAAGGTGATGGCGTTGGCGGTCGTATGAAACTTGCTTCCCGATGCTAATGCCGAGAGATTTGATGAGATAATTACATAATAGCGACAAAATGAGTATAAGACATAAAAACAATTCTTATACTAATTTATAACAAGATGGATACACCGTATAATCGTAGGATTGCGTCAATTAATGATGCGATAATGGAACGGGCGGCGAGACACGCTCCCGCCAATTTCGTAGGTAGGGGTTATGGAAGCGACAGCGGATTTAATACTCAATACAACGATGTTATGAGGGGTGCTGCGAACCATCCCCGAGCACTTTCACAAGCGGAAAAGGAGTATCGTGCGGAAGGTAGTGCTGCGTCATTTGGGAGTGCGTGGTGGGATGATTTAGGTCAGGCGTTTCGATACACCCCTGCTGGGATGATTGCTGATGCGGCACAAGGGCGGGATACTGTGTTTAGTGGGCGAGGCGGTGCTGGGTATGGCGGTGCTGGGTATGGTGGTAATGCGGCGGCGATGGTTGGAACTACGATGCCGTTTCGTGAAGTGCCTTATGCTGGTGTGATAGACCACGCGAGGTCTGGTGCTGGGAAACCGAAGTTTCCTTTGGAAACGAAAGTTCAGGTTGGTAATAGTGATGGTAGTGGAAAACCACAGGTGGAGGCGGCGTGGTATGAGAATATGGATGATTTCACGAGTGGGCGAAACCGTATGAAAGATAGTAAGAAGGTAGGTAGGATGACGAAAGACCCTGAAATGTTGGCGTCAGGTGGGCGTGATTTTACGGCGGAGGAATTGGACTTCGTTAAGAACTTATTGAGTAAGAGTGGTGCTGGTTTTTATGGTGGTGCGTGGTATAATGACTGGGGTGATTTTACGGCGGCGATTGCCGATGCGTATGATACTGTTAAGGGTGTTTGGGAGGACTATATCAAACCAGTTCTGGATGTGGTGGGAACTCCTTTGAAGGATGCCCTATTGTCAAGTGGAAATCCTTATGGTGAGGCGGGTGCTGGTGTGTTGGAGTTGCTGGGTTATGGATATGGCGGTGCTGGTGCTGATGGAAATGGATTTAGTGGTGGTGCGGGTGCGGATGGAAATGGATTTAGTGGTGGGATGTATGGTGCTCCGTCTGGAATGTCTGGTGGGATGTATGGTGCTCCGTCAGGAATGTCTGGTGGTATGTATGGTGCTCCATCGGGTCGTTCAGGTGGTCGTCTGGTGAAGGGTTCTGCGGAAGCAAAGGCATATATGGCATCAATTCGTGCGAAGCGTGGTTCGAAGGGAGGTAATATGTCGATGGGGATGGGTGAGGGGGTGTTTGCGGATGCGAAACCGATTGCCGCTAATTCTCTCGGTTTTTCGCCGAAGTTAGAGGTGGAGCAGTTGAACTCTGCGACTGGTTCGACTTCGTATGGGTCGATGCCGACGAGTAATCCAGTAGGGTCGGGAATAGGTGGAAGGAGAAGGAAAATCGTGCCAAAAAACAGTAGGGGGGTCGCGTCCGCCCCGTCAAAAATGGGCGAACTGGAAGGTGGTATAACCTATCAAGACATTCTTGCTCTGGGTCGAAGGGGGTTAGACAATATTCTCATACCTGCGGCGACGGCGTTTGCGAATGCGATTATAAGTGGTGCGGTCGCTGCCCCTTCGGCGGTGGCGGCGGCGGCGAGAGGTTTGAAGGCGGGGTATAACCGACAAGATGTTCAAGTTCTATTGACATTTGCGAGGCAAAACCTCAAGTTATTTATCACATTTTTACCTACGACATATGCGGTTGGGGCGACAGCACTCCTACTATTGAAAGCGTATTTTGATACACCTGATGTCCCTGCTCCTGCTCCTGCTCCTCGACCTATCACTCCTGCTCAACGGGTCATAAATCCTGATGATAGTGATGACCCTGATGGTGATGTTGTTGTTGTTGGGAGGATGGGGAACGGTAAAGGTGGTAAGAATTGGTGGGACGGTATGACTAAAGAGGATTGGTCGAAATACTTGGCGGAGAAAGGGGAGGCGGGGATTGACGCAGGAATGAAGATTGGCGACCCTTATAAATGGGATGAGGGCAACAGACCGCCGCAGAAGCACGAAGGGACGGAACTGCTGGAGAAACTTGGATATGGTAAGAAAATCTCTCGAAAGACGAATAGGAAAGAGCGTGAGGGACTGGCGGTGAGTGGTGATAATTCGATGGGGGCGATAGTAGCACAGCGGGGTTATTCACAGAAGGCACAGAAGAAGTCGGGTGCGGTGGTTTCAGCGAAGGACGATATTTGGGATGGGGAGCAGTTTAACGAACTGACTGGAAGGTCAGGAACGAAGATAAATAACCTTATTTTGAACGGAGTTACGAAGGGTGTTAGTCAGGGAGGGTCGATGTCGGGAGGGGCACATCCATTAATCCAGACGAATAATTTACAGGCGGTATATGGTGGTGCGAGGCAGATGAAGATGAAGAGTGAGTTTAGTGGAAAAGGCGGAGGCAAGACGCCGAGTGCGTATAATGCGTTTGTGAGTAAGACTATGAAGGAGAAAGGTATGAAATTGGCGGAGGCGGTGAAATACATAAAGGCGAATGGACTTTATAAGAAATAAGAAGTGAAATTAATAATAAAAACAAAAGGAGATTAACGAATATAAACAACTGAAAATGGCAAATCGGCACAGAGGCACGGATACGGATAGGTCGATGCGTAGCAGACAGATTGCGGAGGCGTTAGGTGAGGACGCAAGGACGGCACAGAAGGCATTTTTACTTAACTTTCCATTCGTCCAGCAGAATAAGGAGGAGTTTTTACGACCAGATGAGTTAGACCGAAAGACGGCGTTTGAGTTGTCAGGATTTTTGGATAAGATGGCATCATCATTATCACAGGCGGTTTCAGCGATGGCAATACCAGCGGAGAGTGGTAAATTGACACAGGGCATCAGCGAATATCTCTCGGCGTATAATCGTGCGACTGCGTATGTGCGGTTGTATGGGACGAGTGGTAAGTTGAGTTCGAGAGAAGAACAGGCGATACAGGCGAAGTTTGATAGTGTGAAACCGAGTTTGGAGCAGATATTAAACGCTCACGCGGCGGGGACACCTATTCCAGAGTTTCGTGCGGTATTGGAGAGTTATGATAATATCAATAATAATGACCTGCGACCAGTTTCATTTTCACCACCGTTAGATATACCTCAACCCGCACAACCAGCAGGACAACAAGGAGCACCAGCAGCACCGTTTGTCCCTATTGTTGGACAAAATGTTCCAAGACCCGTAGTCCCCGTAGGACAACCAGCACAACCACAACCACAACAACAACAAGGAGCACCACCACCACCCCCTCCACAACCACCCGTGATGCCTCAATTGGTGATGCCCCTCCCTTTATTACAGGCGGCACAAGCACCAGCGTTGAACAACTGGTTAATAAATAACCCTCAACCTCAAGTTAATAATCGTAATGATAGAGCACGGTTTTATCAGGCAGAAGTGCGGAGATTTCGCGACTATAATGCTGATTTGGCACAATATCAAGCAGATTTGGCGGCATATCAACAGCAATTTCCAGCATTAGGAGCACCAGCACAACCGCCAATAGCACCACAGCAACCCGACCAACAGCAAAGACAACAGGAATTAAATAGGGCAGACACCAATTTAATTCGTGAGTTGGAAGGAAACCGATTAGCAGTAGCGGCAGCACAGGCAGCATTACAGGGACAACCGAGAAATAGAGACCGTATAGACGCACTCGCCACAGCACAGAGAAAGTTTCGTCGTGCGGAGGAGAGGGCAGTTCGAGCGGGAGTTGCGAATATACCGTATGACCCGACGATGGGAGCACCGAAACCGCCTCGTGTTGGTGATGGAGCGTATGGTGGTGTATCAGCAGATATGGCGGGAATGGACGATGAGTATATGGATTTGGAATTACATCACGGTTTTCAGGATAGAGGAAACTGGAGTGGAATGATGAGAGCATTACAGGCGATGCCGACTAATCCGTATGGTGCTGGAATTGAAATGGAGGAGGGTGCGGAGATGCCGTATGGAACTTTTGGTAGTGCGAAGCGTGTAGCATTTGTGCCTGACGAGGATTACATCAGCAGCGAAGAAGAACCAGAGGACGAGATGGAGGATGATGATATGTATGACCGAGAGATTGCTGGAAGGCAACAACTGGACGATGATGCGGAAAGGATACAGGCGAACCGTTTGTCGAAGGAGTTGAAGACGGCGAAGGGTGGTGCGAAGAATATGAGGGATATGTTGGAGAAGTTGAGGGGTAAAATCAAGTGTAGGTAATCTTATCTTTTGATATAAAAAAAAGGGTCGCCCCTGACCCGTAGTAATTCGTGTCAAAGATTTACTGTTTCTTTGATACGAACTTTTGTTGGCGTTCGAGTTCTTTTTGTTTGAGTTTTTCAGCGTGGCGTTTCTCGGCGTCCTTTGCGAGTTTTTCTGCTTCTTTGCGGTCGGCGAGTTTTTGATTTTTGAGTGCGACTTCGCGGTTGAGTTCGCGGAGTTTGCGGATGTTTTCGAGTTCCACATCCACTTTGGCGGTTGCTTCCACGAGGGAGGCACGGGCGAGGCGGAGTGCTGCTTCTCTTTCTTTTTGCTGGATTGCGAATTGGCGTTGTTCTTCGCGTTCGCGTTCTTTCTTTTCTTTGCGTTCTTGCTCCTTGCGTTGCTGTTCTTTTTTGGCGAGTTTTTTCGCCCCTCTTTCGAACTTTTCTTCCCAGATTTCGTCGATGAAGAGTTGGTCTTTGGCGAATGACCTTTGGCGGATTGCGTAGCAACGACCCCCCTTTCCAGAAGAACAATCGCCAGACTGTTTGTAGATTGGAGCACCTTGAGCGAATGCGATGGCGAGTTCTTCGGGTTCAATATTGCGGTCGTCTTCAAGGCGAAACATACCGCGTATTTGTTCGTCGTCGTCGCGAAAGATGTGTGTTTTGACAGTCATTTTGCGTTGCCTGTCGGGAAACATATCGCAGATGTGATGAAACACCCCTTCGACGCGGTCTTCAAGCAACCAGAAGTCGGGAATGATTTTGTCGCTCACGGGGAGTTGGAGGGATGCCTGAACGCAAGTCATCCAGCAATAGCAGAATTGGTTCATATCCGCGATACTGCCTTGTTCGTTGGCGATGAATGTGCCGAAAGTCGGTTCGATGAGGAACTGTTTTTTCTTGTCGTTTTGATAGGATGTGCGAGTGCGAAAGAATGCTTGGATGAGACAAGCGTAGTAGATATGTTTTTCTGGATTGGAGAAGATGGAAGTGTCAGGAACAAACAGAGAATAAGTCATACCTGCGATTGGTGCTTGGAGATGGAAGTGTGGGGTTTTGACGGTTTCGACTGCTTTGCGGTTTTGTTTGACGATGAGTTCGACCCCTTCGGCGAAGTCCTTGTCGCCCATCATCAGTTCAGCGAAAAGGTCGCACTCATCACAGCAACCAGAGGCGTTGCGTGTTATTCCAGTTTTGAAGCAGAGGACGCAGGTGTCGGCGGGGTATTTGTTGAGACGCTCCAGAAGATTACAGACAGACTTGGATGCGAGACCAGTAGCGGAGAGAACGGCGGAAGCAACAGCGGAAAACATCGTAGAGTAGTTTGAGACGGTGGGATAGACTGAATGAGTAAAATCATTTCAATTTTTTTTGGATTGTGTGGGAGTTGCCACATCATACAATTTCCTCCTCCGCCGCCCCCGCCCCGCCCCCCGCACCACCACCGCCACCACTACCCCCCCCGCCGACCGCTCTGGGTGAGGGTATTTCTGGGTGAGGGGGGTCGGGGGTCATCCAGAGCAGGGGGGTCATCCAGTCGTGGTTCGATATTTTCTCACATCTAACTAAAAATGTGAGAAAGTGATTTATTATAAAATGTGGTATAAATCTGGATAAAAATAGACAGGGAGACCGCCCGAAGGGCGGGACACGCCCGTAGGGCGTGGGGGTTGGGCG